TTTTATATTTATCTTTTAGATCATCCCAAAGACTGCCATCGGGTTTCTTGTTTTCAGGAATCACTATACCAGAGCATTTTGCAACCAGCAAATGGAAGTTTGGATTGTACTTTAAAGTGGGGTTTTTATTGACTTTTCCACACATTTTCATCAGCTCTAGCTGCTGTTTAAGTTCCATATTCTCTTGCTGTACTTTTTTAAAATCATCAGTGCAAGCTGAACCTAGATAGTGTCTCCAAGTTAATCTTAATGACCTATCATCAGAAGGACTAGTATAATTATTATCGGGATTAAAATGCCTATAACTGTTTTCTGAATCTCTTTGTTCGACTGATAAGCTAATATCACCAGTGCTACAAGTATTAGTACCGTCATTGAGATACTCATTTCTAGGATGTGCAGGTCTTATAAAACACAGCAACACAAATAAAACAATTAATGCACCTGTAAAATAGTAATTCATCCTGGCGATCTCCATACATTACCTGTTTAAATCCTTAATATCATAGTCGTGTTCTCTGACTTGATCAGCTAGTTGTCTGTATAAATTTTCTGCCATCTGCCACGTTGCTTCAGCAGATGACAGTCTTGTATTAATATCTGTGATATTTTTTTCAGCTACTTCTAAATCTCTTTGTAGATTTGTAATAGTTAGTTGATTAGAATTAATAGTGTCTGTAAGATTAACAATATAACGTACCCCTGTGAACGTCCCGACTAATACGGAAGCTACCACAGGTACCATTACTATATTTTTCTTTAACAGATCTACTAAATTCATTCACAAAGCCTACAGTATAATTGCTGCTGCTAATATAACTGCAATTATAATTACACATACTTTGTGGTTCATCCAACAATGTATTGCTTTATTTTTAATTTTATCAATCATCTTTTTTTTCCTCTATTTCGTAAAAGAAGTCGTCCGTGTCTGATGTTCTCCACTTGCCGCTATCTTCTACGTTCCATTCGTTAGTTTGTACTTTCCAATCCGGAATGTTTTCTTTTACGGTAAAGGAAGGTAGGTCCCAAATACATCTATTGTTTGGTTGTGCTGCAAAATTGCCATCGTCTAGTGCAATTATGTGTGCGCACTTATGTTCGTGCGGTATCTCCGAATGATCGGTGTCTAGTATATTAGCATCTGGGTGTCCCCAGTCAATAGTAAATAAATATGCACCGTGATGTTTCTTTTTATCTTTACCAAAATAATAACCGGAAGCTGCGCTTAAGATAGACCAATGAGTGACAGTAGGGTAATAAGAAAAACAATTCCAAAGCTCCAGTTCATCAAGTCGTCTTGTGGGCACTCTGGATGGGTCAAATCCCTTTTGAATAAACGCGCTAATTGGTAAGCGATAAAATATTGCACCATTACCCATAAGAGCGTGAAATAATATAGCACGGCCCCCCATACTAGTAATGCCAAAGATAATACACTCTTCAACTTCTCCATGGCCTTTTTTAAGATCATATAAATATTCCTTCCTAATTTGTGCGTAGATAGTTGGTATGTTTGCATTTAGATATGCCATTACTTAATTTCACCCCAGTTAGCCCCCGACTCGTAATCTACTTTGTTAGGAACTTTTAATTCAACAGCAGCTTCCATTATCTCTATAATTTTTTCTGCCTTTTCATTAGACTCAACAGAAATGTCTACTTCATCGTGAATCTGAATGTGTGGTATTATACCATTTTCATACAGTGCAACCATAGACTTTTTTGTCATATCAGCTGCGCTACCTTGTATTAATTTATTCAAAGCTTTGTAAGTAAACGCACGCTTCAATGGTTCATCATATTCTTTTCTAGCTTGTTCTAGTGGTAATGGTTTAAAGACTCCAAATTGTACTGGCTGCCATAAATCAAAATGACAGGCTCGACCACCTAAAGTTCTAATCTTACCACGATCATTTGCTTTACGAGATACATTGTCCATCAATTGTTTTACAAATGGTGCTTTAGTATGATATTGTTTTATCAATTTTTCTGCAGAATCTTTCATTAGTCCTAGCTCTGCCATTAATTTATTTTTACCCATACCGTACATCAAACCCAAGTTAATTGTTTTGGCCTGCTTACGTTCAATGCCTGCCATATCTGCAACAACCTGGTGGAAGTCTGCGTCCCCTGCATTGTATGCATCTACAATTTCATCAACACCAGATAAGTTTTGTAACTTTGCATAGTGTACTAAAATTCTAGGTTCTTGTTGTGAGTAGTCAAATGATCCCCAGGTAGTTTTTTCTTCTGGAATAAATATAGATCTAATCAACGGTCCAAGCTCCGGATGCCTCGCTGGAATCTGCTGTAAGTTTGGATTGCTCATAGAGAATCTACCGGTCACGGTCCCGCCTGCATCTGATCGTATTTGATTTATGTCTGCGTGTATTCTTCCATTGACTGCGTGTTTAGTAATTGAATCTATAAAAGTTGTGTGCGCTTTGTTAATCTCTCTAGCATCCGCAATTAGTTTTGGTAATTCGTGTGGATGGTTTTGTAAAAAGTTTTTAGTAAAGCTAGGTTCATTACTTTTTTCTGTCCTGTCATATGGAAGTTTTAAATTGTCAAAAGCTTTTGCGATACTTCGAGCTGCGTGTATTTCTACGTCAACTCCTGTTAAACTTTTGATTTTACTAATGATTTTAGACTCACGTTGCATAAGATTTTTTTTGATATTAGCTGCTTTGTCTAAATCAACTCTTACACCTTTGAATCTCATATCAACTAGGCACGGAAACAATCTAGTTTCTAAATTAAATACATCCCATAGCTCTTGTGTGTATAGCTCTGTCTCTAATCTTTTCCAAAGTTTAAGTGTAGACTCCGCATCACGTTCCGCGTACTGTCCAACAAAAAGCGCTGGCAATCTCCACATATCTTTTTTAGGATCAAGACCATATTCTTTTGCTGCTGCATTAAGAATACTTTCATCCTTACCCATACCTATATAAAATCTTGCGAGTGTATTTAATTGATAAGACAATCTATTCTCATCAATCAAAGACGCTGCTATCATTGTGTCAACTATCTTACCTTTGACAATAACACCTGCTGATCTTAACCAACAAATATCATACATTGCATTGTGAAATATAAAGGTAGTATCGGGTTGATTACAAATATCTTTAAGCCATTCTAAAACTAGATTTTTGTCCATATTACCACCAGACTCGTGGTGGATAGGGAAATACCCTGACCAGCCCTCTACGGCCACCGCAACGCCAGCAATGTGGCCTTTTCCAGTGACATTACCAGAGCCCAGCTCTTTTAAATGTGGATCATTAGTCTCTAAATCGATTGCTATTTCCTTATGTCCTCGAAGATCTTTTAGTTCTTCTGGCATAACCCATTCCGTTTCTGGTGTGAACAACGGGATCTGGGTACTTCTCATTCGTAGTCCCTTTCAAGAACCATCTCTAAATAATGTATTGCTTTTCTCACGTCCTCTTCTTTTCCTTTAGATTGATGTCTACAGATGTATTTTATAGCGTTGCCCTCCGCAAAAAGCAACTTGTTTTCGTTAATAAATTCAGCAGGTTGGATCTTCATATTCTTATAATGTTTTCCACCTACCTGCTTGTCTAGTGAGTCGTATGTAGCTTTTTTAAATATTTCTTTGTTGGTCATAGTATATAAGCTCGATCAAAATCTCTTGGATCCAAAACGTGCAATTCACGCTTCGCTCTCGTCGCTCCGGTATAAAATAATCTATGTAGTTCATCCGGGTCATAACTAAATGTTTCGAGTGCAGCGTTTGTTATGTCTTGCATCAATAAAACTTTGTCAGCTTCTCCTCCTTTCGCTCCGTGTATAGTTGACATTATTATACGAGGATTTCTATTTAACGTTTCACCATTCGCCCTCATATTACGAATGTAATTCTCTGTGATAGGATCTAATCCTTCAAAAGATTCAAACCAAACTGTAGATACTAATAAGCCGTGATCTTTCTGACACTCTGCTAATGTATATTTATTATCTGCGTGTAGTGTTTTGCCTTTTCTAAATCCTTCTAGTACACTTGACCCAAGGTATTCATATATATTTTTTATCTCTAGGTGATTAAGTAATGCACCATTACGCCAAGACTCCCAGTTGTTTAGTGCTAATAATAATTTTAAAGATATAGAGTTACGTCCTTTGTATTGATAATACCACCCCCGCAGCTCACATACTTCTTTAACTTGATCTAGAAAATGATTTGCAGAAGATAATACTAACCAATTACCCTCACTCATATCTACTTGTGTAATATCAGAATATCTTTTTAAGACTCCTTCTTCTTCTCTAGGTTTATAATCTTTATCAAATCTATTTTGTACTTGATTAATTATTTTTTGAGACAACTCGTGTATGGGTCCACCAGGAATCCTGTAAGATTGATCCAGTGTTTGTATATCATCTACCTCTTCTTTAAGTGCTATGAAGTGATCTACATCTGCACCGGCCCATTTAAATATAGCTTGGTCATCATCACCTGCAATATAAGTTTTGCCTGCTCTTGCCCAAATCTTTCTTACCATTTCCCACTGTAGTAATGATAAGTCTTGAGCTTCATCTATAAATAATACTTCAAACTTATTGGTAGTTTCTTTTAATAAAAAGTCTTCAATCAAATCATTAAAATCTTTCAATCCTTTTTCTTTTTTAAATCTTTTTAATTCTTCTGCTAATAAAAATAATGTGTTTCGTTCTATGTCTAGTATGTTTTTTCTAGAATCGTAATAGTCTAGAAGATCCATTCGCTTTACAGCTGCTGTATTTATAATTGTAAGATATTCGTTATCACAATTAAATGTACCATCCCCATCAGAAAACTTTGCAACCTTAATTGGAATACCACATTTCTCACCAAACTCTTTGTAGTCTTCACTACCCATCATCTTTTCTCGAGTCATTCCTAATTGGTTAAATGCGTAAGAATGTAAAGTTCTAAAGAAAGTTAAATCATTATCTATGTCCAGGTTAAATTTTTCTGCAGCTCTGTTGGCAGCTTCTGTTGCAGCTTTTTTAGTGAAAGAAAAATAACCTATTTGTTTTGGTCTTATACCGTCTTGTATAAACTCATCAACGAGATTTAATAGTGTTGTTGTTTTCCCTGTTCCAGGTGGTCCTAGTATTATTGTTTTCATATTTTTTTATTTTCCTTTCTAGTATTTTGTTTTTAAGTTTAAGTTTTTCATTTTCTTTTTGTAATTCTTCTAATTTTAAACGAAACCGTAAATGCCAATTAGCTCCAACATCCTTATCAAACATTAAAAGTTTTCTATTTGATATGGTGTTTTAGAAACAGACGCCTCGGTTTGTTTCATTGTTTTAATCTTAATTAGCCTTGGTTGTTGTTTCTTAATTCTTACGCGTTCCTCACATATAAATAGATCTTCTGCATACCCAGCTTTTTTAGTTAACCTTTTTAATAAGTTACCTGTTTTAGTTTTATCCATTTCCCAGTGATTTCGTTTACAAAAATTATAAAAGTCTTCCATTCTAAAATAAGTAAATTCTTTTTTCTCATCTGTGAAAGGCAACTTATTAAATACATCATCCATAGTTCTTGCTGATTGTCTGTTAGTAGTCCAATCTTGTAATAATCCTGTAAGCTCATTCTCTGGATCTAAAGACTCCAATGGTTCTACTTCTTGTAAACCTTGCATCATTGGTTTTAAAAAATGCTGCTTCCAATCTTTTGGTTTTGGTATTGGTACAATTAAATTAGCTTGATCTAAACACGCTAGTGCAAATAAGTTTGGACTATAAAGTTGTTCTGATTTTAATTCTATTCTTTTTTTATCTACACTTAAAAACCATTGTGGTGGTGTTGAAGAATATTTTGTAAGACTACCCAATACAGGCATCTCTTCCTCTCCAAACCCTACACCAAATCTTTTTGTTCTACATAAACCTGATTGACATACTGCATTGATAGGTGCATCTTTACATCTATACTTGTCATAACCTTTTCTATTTACAGATTTAATTAGTTGTTGAACCTCACTATTACTTAATGGTGGGTCCATAAATTTCATATTTGCTTTTACAATTTCATCTTCCCAACTATCTGGTGATGATTGTTTATAGTAAACTGCTACATTAAATAATGCATTGTTTCTGGAACCCTCACCAAAACCTATTGATGCTAATTTGTTTAAGCAAGGGGGTCCTCCAGGAAATGCTTCTTCTATTTTTTTCTCTTCTGTTTTGATTTCTTCGACTTGTTCTTTAGTCCGAGCGTAAACATCATAGAGCTTATAAAATTCCTCAAGTGTACAACCGGCGCCATTATCGTTGATAGCATAACGTAGTCCTTTCATTTCATTGTAGTAGGGTAAATTTAAAAAGTTACCTGTGTCCCCACGTTCAACAAGTATCTCTGTTTGTTTTGGAAATATTTCAGAGCCTTCATAACCAAGTATGATAGACATCTCTTTTAATTTTGATTGCATCAATGATGCAGGAATGTTTTCTTTGGTAAATAAAAATACGTGTGCGCCGCCAGATTTACTACGGCAAACTATTAATGGGAGTTTATGATTCCTAATACTTTTAATGAGGCCAATGTGATCAAGGTTATATTCGTCAATATCAATGCACCCCCACCTACAATCATTATTTTCTGTGATAGGGATAATCCCAAGGGCTGCTCCTTCTCCTTTGAGATGATTGTTCCAGTGTTCGTCGGTGACGGAACCACGTACAATAAAAGCTTTTCCTTTTTGCTTGCCGTTCTCTCCTCGCTCACCGGGTTGATATTGTCCATAAGCGATTTCTAATCCTTGAAATATTGATTTGAATTTAGTCATTACCACTTCTACTTTCTTTGTAAAGGGGGATCTCACAATCCCCCTATTTTATTTAGTACGGAGTTGAGTCCGATACCTTCTCTTCTACATCAGCTTTTGTTTGAACGGTCCCTTTAGATACATTCCCAGAAAAGTCTTTTGCACTTAAGTACAAAGCCTTATCTGCTTGACCTAAAATTCTGTCCTGCGTTACAACCCAGCCATACCAAGAACCTTTGTCGTTCTTTTGTAAGGTAGATGCTAGATTATAAACAACTCCGTGCATAGGAGGTATAGCAAATCCCCCTTTACCATCAGCAATTTGTATGGTTTTCATCATAGAATTCCATTTTTTACTAACGTTTAATTGAGTTGATTTCATTG